AGTATTACTAATTCTAATTTTGCATCAGGTGATTTTACAGATATAAAATTTATGGTAGCTTCAATACCAACTACAACTACTTTAACTATTACTATGGGATCTAATGAAGGTGGTTCTGGTGCAAGTACATCGGGTGGCATACGTGTACAACACTATTATCCAGTTGGACCAGCAGTTGAAACTGCAACAACAGGTTGGGGTCTTGGATCATGGGGTGGACAACAACAAGGACAATTTACATCAACTTTATCATCAGGAATAAACGCCTCTGTTACAAGTCTAACTTTAGCAAGTGCTAGTTCTTTTGCATCATCAGGTACAGTGCAAATTGGTTCTGAACTAATTACTTATACGGGCAACAGTGGAAACACTCTATCTGGATTAACAAGAGGTGCAACGGGAACGACAGCAGCTATACATTCATCAGGTGCAACCGTTACAGATGCATCAAATTATTTTGCATGGAACTCTGCAGCATCAGGGGATATTGTTACAGCACCAGGCCTATGGTCACTAGATAATTTAGGTAATAAACTTATTGCAACAATTAATGGTGGTGAAAGTTTTGAATGGGATTCAAATCCTACAGGAGCAAATAATACTAGAGCAACTATAATATCAGGAGCACCCACTTCATCTGCATTTAGTTTAGTTTCAACTCCAGATAGACACTTAGTATTTTTTGGAACAGAAACAACTATTGGAACTAAATCAACACAAGACCCGATGTTTGTAAGATTTTCTTCTCAAGAAGATATTAATACTTACACACCATCAGCTACAAATACTGCAGGTACACAAAGACTTGCAGACGGATCTAAAATTGTTGGAGCAATTAGAGGTAGAGATGCTATTTATGTTTGGACTGATACTGCATTATTTATTATGCGTTTTGTTGGTCCTCCATTTACTTTCTCATTCCAACAAGTTGGTACTAACTGTGGATTGATAGGACAGAACGCAGCTGTCGAGGTTGATGGTACTGCATACTGGATGTCAGAAAATGGTTTCTTTAGATACACAGGTAAACTAGAATCATTACAGTGTTTAGTAGAAGATCATGTTTACGACGATATTAATACAATTCCTAAACAACATATCAATGCAGGTCTTAATAACTTGTTTGGTGAAGTGATGTGGTTCTATCCTAACTCTGGATCAGGAACGGTAAATAGAATGGTTGCTTACAATTATTTAGATTCAACACCACAAAGGCAGGTGTGGACTGTTGGTACATTAGCTAGAACTTCATGGCAAGATTCTGCTGTATTTGGTAAACCTCATGCAACAGAATACGATACAAGTTCTAATGGTACATCAGGCTCTTCAACCTTTGTACAAGGTAATACAGATGGTGTTAGTTATTACTACGAACATGAAACAGGATTAGATCAAATACGAGAAGGTGCAACTACATCAATTACAGCAAATATTGAGTCTGGAGATTTTGATATTGGTCAACAAGGATTAAATGGTGACGGTGAGTTTATGATGAAAATAAGAAGAGTCATACCTGATTTTTTAGCACAAACAGGAGACGCAAGAATTACATTAAACTTAAGAGACTTTCCAAATGACACATCAGCTAGTTCTACATTAGGTCCATTTACTGTATCAAGTGGTACACAAAAAATTGACACTAGAGCAAGAGCAAGATCTATATCATTAAAAATAGATAATACTAGTACCAGTCAGTTTTGGAAACTAGGTACATTTAGAATTGATTATCAACCAGATGGTAGAAGATAATGGCAAGAATAGTACAAGCATTAACACAACCAAACGAAGAGTATGATCAACAAATACAACAATCGTTTGTTAGAGATGTAGATAGTATTGTGCAAAAATTAAATACTACCTATCAACAAGATTTAAAAGACGAGTCAGAAGCGGAGGCATATTTCTTTGGCTAATTCATTTGTAAATAAAAAAGTAGATTTGACTACAACAAATGCTACAACATTATACACAGCGCCAACAGCTGCAACCTCTATTATAAAATCTATATTAGTGTCTGAAGATTCAGGGAACGCGGACACCATAACGGTTACTATAACCGATACATCAGATGCGGTATTTAGTTTATTTAAGACTAAATCTATATCAGCAAATGGTACAACAGAATTACTATCAGCTCCTTTAATACTGCAGGAAAGTGAAGTATTAAAAGTAACTGCGGCAACAGCCAATAGACTACATGTAATATTATCAGCGCTTGAATCTAAGCCTAGAGAGGTTACAACATAGTCTTGATTTATTAGATAAAATCTAGTAAATTGTTAAATTCCAGGTGCAATTCCTGCCTAAATAATATAAACAAATATACACATAATTATGATTACAAGAGCTCAAATGAGAAGACAACTTCGTGCACAAGGCGGCATTATGAATGCAGTTCCAAGACAGGGATATTTTTTAGGTAAGATCGTTAAAGGCATTGGTAAAGGTTTAGGTAAAGTTGTCGACGTTGCAAAACAAGTTGTTAAAAGTCCAATCGGTAAAGCTGCTTTACTTGGATTAGGTGCTAGCTTTTTAGGACCTAAAATAATGAGTGGTGGTTTAGGAAATTTATTCAAAAGTGGTTTAGGTAGTTTTGCAAGTCAATTAGGTCCTCAAGCTACAAGTGGTTCTGGATTGTTAGGATTATTGGGTAAAGGAAAAACTGCGTTTGCTAATTTGGGCACTGGTGCTAAATTAGCAGGAGGAGCTGGATTACTTTCATACTTTATGTCAAAAGGTGCATCAGAAGAAGAAGCAAAAGAATTAGCATCAGATGTTTATAGAGGTAAGGGCATTGGCTTTGATCAAATAAGAAAAGACATGAACGCTTACAAAAGCGGTGAATTAAATCAACAACAGATGTTTGATAAAAATTACAGATTCTTAACACCAAGAAACTTTGTTGCAGCAGAAGGCGGTAGAGTTGGTTTACAAGCTGGTACTCCAGAAGAAGGAATTAAAAGTTTAGAAGCAGGTGCATCTTCAATTAAAGTAGAAGGTGATGTAAGACCACCAGAAATGAAAATGGCAGAAATACCTAAAGATATGACAATGGATGAAGCTATAAGAAACTTTGAATTATCGGAACCTGAATTAAGCAAGAAATTAAAAGGAACCAAAGAGTATCTACCAGCAGTAATAGAGTTTTTTAAAAATAGAAAATTATCTGCAATGGGTGGTATAATGGATATGCCTACAGGTAACATGAGAAGAAACAAAGCTGGTGTTATGGAAAGAGATTACAGAGATGAAGGTGGTTTTGTACCAGTGGGTGTAAAAGAAAAAGCAGATGATGTTCCAGCAATGTTATCTAAAAACGAATTCGTAATGACCGCTGATGCAGTAAGAGGTGCAGGAGGTGGTAACATTAAAAAGGGAGCACAACGAATGTATGATTTAATGAAGAAGAATGAAGGTAAGGTAGCATAATGACTAATCTATATGGGAACAATAGAAACAAAATATTAAAAGTAGAAGACAGACCTGAATTAAGAAAAGCTTACCCAAAAGCAGAAATAGGTTTTAATATGAAAAAGAACGATATATTAAAACAAAAAAATTTTGATAAAAAATTAAAATTACAAGAGAAAAAAAATTCTAGAAACAAAGCTCCAAAACCTAAAAGATTTGCTGGTGGTGGAATGACAACAAAAGGATTAGGTAGAGCATTCATGAAAGGTGGAAAAGTATAATGGCTGAAACAGTAACAAGAACATTACCCGCACAATTTATAGAAGATTTAGGTAGAGATTATGGAACACAGATAGCAGCGTTAACATCACTACCCGTTGATACAACTAAATTTGCACCACAGGTAGCAGCACAAGATCAATTACAAACAGCAGCTTATCAACAGGCAACAGATCCTGCAACAGGTCTTGGATCATTTCAACCGTTTTTAACTAAAGCTTCAACTGCTGCAGATGCAGCAACAGGTTTAACAGGTACGGGTGCAGGTACAGGTGTTGGTTCTATACAATCCTATATGTCACCCTATCAATCAGATGTAATTGATACAACGTTATCGGAGTTTGATAGACAAACACAGATTGCAAAAAATCAACAGGCAGCTCAAACTATGGGTGTACCTGGTGCGTTTGGCGGTGGTCGTGAAGGTGTTTTACAAGCAGAGTTTTTATCTAACCAAGCTAGAAACAGAGCAGCTACACAAGCAGGTTTATTACAACAAAATTTTCAACAAGCACAAGCAGCAAGACAAAGAGATTTTCAAAACCAACAAGCAATAGCTACCCAGCAATCAACATTAGGTGGCGGTATGCAGAATTTAGCACAACAACAAATTAAAGGTTTAGGTTCGTTAGGCGGTATACAACAGTCACAATCACAAGCCGTGTTAGATGCACAAAGACAAGCGGCACAGACACAAGCATATGAACCGTATCAAAGATTAGGTACTTATGGTTCTGGTGTTGCACAATTAATTTCAGGATATCCTGGATCATCACAAATAACACAAACACCAAACGCTAGTGCATTACAAACAGCTCTTGGAGTTGGTACAGGACTTGCTGGTATCTACGGTGGATTAACTGGTAACAATCCATTTAAAGCAATAGGTAGTGCATTTGGATTTGGTAA